ACGTCTTTCGCAGACAACCCATTTAACTTTTGAGCGACGGAGAACACCCGGTCCAACGCCGCCGCCGACTTTTTGCCAAGAGCCTCCGCGTCATCCTCACCAAACAGCCGCTTTCCATCGTCGCCGATGCAGCATAACGCCACCAATTTAGCACGGATATTTTTGAGGTTGACTTGCACATCCTTTCCTTTGCGCTCGACCATTGTGCTCTCGTACTGGTCCCGTTCCACCCCGGTCATGGACCGCACACAGACAGCCCCGCCCCACTCTGGAACATCAACGGTTTTGGTTGGTAGATCGTCAGCTTGCAAGATTGCGTCTCTGTTTAAAAGTGCCATTTTATTCCATCCTTGTAAGAGGTTTACGAAACTGCTCGGCTCAAAGTGCCAGCACATTGAATTGTGATCGAGGTTGTTGCAAGATCTCCGACAGACCCACCTAAGGGCGGATAACTTTCGAGGATTCCGGTCCCGGTATAAGAGGGGTTTGTTGCTGAGACAACGGCAGAGGTTGGCCGCAATGCGACCGTGAATGCAGTGCCAACCAGCGGAAACAAAATACTGTCGATATCTGATGCTGCAAAATCCTGTTTAATCTCAACCTCAAGCGACCAAGTTTTGAGGCCACCGAAAGATGATTTTGTGTCGTCACCCATAGCCGTATTGTCTTGCATTTCTGCGGCATAATTTAATGTCGCACTTTTGACGTGATCGCTAATATCGTTGCTCTCGATGATCACAGACGCATCGCTGAAAATAAGCTCTGCCATTATTGCTCCTTCTTCCGCTGTCTCACGACAGTGGTGGGACGTGCTGCCTCACGGCAGGTGATTGTTATTAAATAATTCCGACTATTACGACAAACTGGAATGACGGGTCAACCCCGCCAATCGCCCACGATACCTGCCAATAGTCGTCTGTTACCGGCCCTTCCAACTCTTGCCAATCTGAGCCAATGGCAGACTGTTGGTCAAACGTCAAACGAGTGGTTGCTGAGGTCATACCTGCGTTATCGTCAGACGTTACAACCACATCAAGGGTGTCTGTCTCTGATGCCGAAATAACATGCAACGAAGCATAGACTCTCTTGCCAGCCGCTACCGCTCCAAGCTGTCTAGCCGTACCATCACCGGTCACGATCTTGGTGTCGTTGACCATTAGCGTACCACGGACAAGACTACCAGTTGCAGACCCACCGACAGAAAATGCCAGTATTTCTCCAACCGTCCCACCTGGGGAGTACTCGCCGAGGATTGATTTAAATGTATATGCCGGGTCGCCTTCCTCGCCAGACGATCCAAACGATATAGGCATGTCAGATTCGCCGATACTGGAAAACAAAGCTTCGTCGTAAGGGTCACCATCAAAGAACCCTTCGCACTGCATAGCGACAGTTTTCAGGCCTCCAAAGTTGCTGCGGGTATCATCACAAAAGGTCGTGTTGTCCTGCATCTCTGCTCCGTAATCAAGCCCTAGAGCATTCATCTGGCACGACAGGTCATAACCGCCAAACCACAGCTTCTGATTCTTCAAAACTATTTCAGACATTTTTATTCCTCATAATGAACCTCAAAATCGCAGGCAATATGATAACTACCGGTTTGTGGTTCGTGCAGGTCTGTCTCGTTAAGATAAAAAATATCTTGGATGACTGTCCCGGTCGTTGTTGACCACCGTTGCAATGCGGCCCTGACTTGCGCGGCAACAGTTATCGCAGAGCTAAACGACGATGCCCACACGGACACCTGAAGGCGCATGGCGACAAGTTGTATATCAACACCCATTGCGCTATTTCTAACCGTTGAAACGCGTGAATAGCTAATGGCCGGCAGGACTGCGCATTGAGGCAAAACTAAAGGATAACAGCGACTAGAAATTAATGCCTCTAGCCCGACATGGTTGGTTAACCTGTCATAAAGTACCGTCTCGATGCTCATCAATAAACCTATCCAAAAAAAGACACTACAAAATAACCCATCTGAGTAACGGTTATATTGTCTGTTGACGTTTCGTTGGTCACAAAAAGTTCCAAATAATCATTTTCGCTTAGGGTAACTATTCGCACGCCTGCAACCGCTGACGTGTAATCTCCCTCTCCAATGGTTGCACATACCCGTGGTGTTTTTACAACCCCATTTATCGCGGATGAAAAGCATATCGTTTTTGAATCTGCTTCGGCAGTGAATGATATTCCAGCGACCACCAAGAAATTACGGGTAGCCGTCCCCGTGTATGAAAGCCTGTTATTTCCTGTCATGCTGAAGTTATTGCTAGGGGCAATAAGGTTTGTGGTACCAGCGGCCTTCACAAACGTCCCAGCGGTTAAAATTTGAGTTTCCTCTGCTACGTTTATTTCAAGGCCTCCATACGATCCCTGCACGGACACAATAAGGTCCCGCATATCCTGTGGAGTAATAGACCCCTCTGCCTGACCGTCTGCAAAAATTGCCAATAACTCGGCTGGTGTTCTGGCTGTATCACTCATGCAAAATCCACCGAAAAGTCGCTGCTGAAATAATATGGAGTTGTGACAACCGCCGTGCTCACTGCGCACTGCTCAATTGCCAACATCTCCAGCTCTCGCCGCATGCCAGCCTTGTCGATTATCGCCTGCAAATCAAAAGACCGCGTTGTTCCTGGTTCTACAACTCGCATTTTTGTCGTTAACCCACCCAGGTAGCGGATCACCAACTTCGCGTTTATCTCGCTGTTTATTTGCTGCGCAGCGAAATACTCACGCCCAGATAACTGATAAATCCCGGCCCGGACCTTACCAACGGATATCCATGTTTCTGTGACGGCCCCATAGGCGTCTTTTATTTCAATGGCCTGCTGTATGTCAATTAAGTGACGTAGGTTCCCGGCTCTCACAATCTCCTCATGTCTCGATAGGGTGTAAGCACCGCAGCAATAGCATTGTTGATAGCCGCCGAGTATGCTGTATCTGGTCTGTCGTACAGCATCTCAACCTGCAATTTAATTGCTGATTTAATCGACTCTGGCATGGTTTCGTATCCAGCAACAAACGTGATCGTCACTGCATTTTCAATGTTTCGCACGTCCGGCCAGTCTGCATCATAGTCCAAAAAAATACGGCCGCCTGCTGCGTCTAACGTGTAATCTGCAAAGGCTTGCAACTCTCCGTCTTGATCAACATACCCAACAGACGTAATTGATAACAATGGCCCAGGCAGCCTGATTGTATCACCTAAAGGAAAATCATCAAAATACGCTGCCCATGTTTGCGATACAAAAGCCTGCCCGGTATAACTTTCAGCCCACTCCCTGGCTACCGTAATAAGCGAATTTAAACGCACATCATCGTCAGTTATGGTGACGCCAAGATGGGCCTTTGCTTCTGTTAGCGTTACCGGCTCAGTCGCCGGTGCAATTGTTCGAGACAGGATCATCTTCGGCCTCTTCCATCAGTGGGTTAGGGTGGACACTGTGGTCATAACTTGCCTCAACCTGCTCAGCGGTTGGTAATTCTTCAAGGTCTTTAAACTCCAGCTTTAATCCGCCTTTTCCATCCTTGTTAAAAGTTATTTTTTGCGTATCATACCCATACAACCGTTTTTCCCTGGACATCATTGCATCCATCAGGCTCGTTGTTTTTGGCAACCTGATCTTGATCCCTCTGGCCGTTGCAATACCTAGCCAAAACTCGACACAGGCCCGGCCTTTTTCTGCGTCGTGTACGTTTGGATAAGTGTAATCGACACCAAACAAGGACAGCTCTTTAACTCCGATGTGAATTGCGTAAACGACAGCATAAGCGGCTGTTGAGTTGAAATAATCGAACTGTAGCGAATTAAGCACATCCTCTAACGGAAATTCCTGCAACGCTGGGTAGTCTGGATGAGCCCTGCTTGTAATAACTGGTACATCTGTTGTTTTTAGCCATTTGAGCATTGCTGAAATGTTTGACGTTGGCTCCGCTTTTGCTCTGATTTCCTGGACGCGGACATCATCCATATGGAAAATTTTATCACAATTGAACACATCGCCAAGGGCATTTATCCCCCACACCTCATCGCACAATGTTTTTCTGCTGCCATTGCGTTTGGTAAACTCAACAAACTGATTTACGGAAGGGCCAAGGCCCAGGATTGCAACTCTTTCCGGTGTCATTTATCCTCCCATCCAGGGTTAATAATTGCCGGTTACGGGTCCGGCGCTGTGTCTGGGATGGGCAGCACAGCCGATATTAAATTACGGGTTAACGGTCGGTGCAATTTTTGGGCTATGCAACACTGCAACACAACCAACGATGTCATTATTGGTGGTGCCGCCGGAAGCCGCGCCAGTTGGGACCTCTTTAACGGTTACGTATCGCTTACTGCCTTTATACCCGACACGCTTCGTCACATTTTTACCAACACCAGATGTCCTTGCCTGGGCTGCCAACCCTGCGAGGGCTTCGGTGCCGAGTAAGTCAGCGTCAGCGACAGAGGTCATGGTGCCGGTTACAGCGCCCTCAAGGACGGTTACGGTTATAGTTGTGCCTGTTGCAGCTACTGCGCCGTAATCCATAATCAACTCTACGCCGCCGTAATCCTGGCGGTCGATAATGGTCCCGGTTCGTCCGGTCCCAGTGGTCCCAGCGGCGGCAGGTGACAATATCCGCAGAGTGCGACAATTATTATGCAGATCGTTCATAATCTATGCTCCCTTGGTTTTATGCTTCACATTTGATAATTTTGATAGCGTTGCTGTCGGTCACAAACCCGCCAACGCGCTTGGTGGTGTAAAACATCACATACGGTTTGTTGGTGTACGGGTCTCGCAAAACACGAGTACCGATCCTGTCACAGATAGTATATCCACGCTTAAAATCGCCATAAGCAATCGGATATGCGTTCGCTCCGACTGAAGGCATTTCCTCGTCTTCTTCGATTACTTTACTTAGCAAGGTGGACGGCTGACCAGCTTGCAGCCCAGGTTGCCAGATCAAATCACCCTGCACTGCATTTTTAAATTTTCTAACAAGTCCGACGGTTGCCGAATTCATCAGCCATTTGGCGTTATTGCGGAACGCTGGTTTCAATGCCTGCTGCAAGTTAATCAAACAGTCGGCGGGCGAAACGGTTGCAGACGCAGCATGGAACGCTGCGGCCTCGG